CCGTTTATCTTGCGTTTTGCATAAATTGGAATTGCACGAAGTCCTGCGGTTTCGCACTGTTTAATTCCATCAATCACTTCATTTCTACCCATCGACTGAATGTGTTTATCCATGATCAGTTCTTGCATGGTGGTCTCACCCCGTGTTTCTACGGATGCTGGTGTTTTGCTTGCACAACCGACCAAAGCCAAAAGTAAAAAAATGTATTTCATTGTTTGCTCCTTAAAAAGTTTTGTTGAAATGTGCATTGATTGCCCGACCCACACGCTGGCGACTTGGCGGCTCGTAACCAGCGTATTCTTTGACCTCTTGCTCAATCCATTGGAAGTGCAGCTTGGGCAAGTCGTAAGTGATGTCGACACCATCTTTGAAAACAAAGATGTCAAAGTGACCATCGGCATAGCAATCTTCATCTTCATACCAAGTCCACTTGACTGTGACTTCATCCCAAATTAGAAAAGTGGTGAATTCGCCTTCTTCTTCGTCATACATGATTAAGGTCTCCAAACAAATACGTCAAGGGCAACCACCACGATGGCGGCAACTGATACAACCCAAAGGGCAACATTTGCCCAGTTGGTTGGTTTTTTGTAGTGTTCAATGTCAAACATGGGTTTTCCTTTGATGGGGCTTGCGCCCATTTATTTTTGAATGATGTTGGCAAAGCGAGTTGCCAATTCAACTTCTTTGGCTGTGTCAAAGCCTTGAACGCCACAATCGGGGTTATCTTGAAAGTTATATTGGTTATGTAACGTAACAATGATGCTGTTGCCATCAGCACGTTCATCGTCAATGTGTGCAACCCAAGGACGGGTCGCTAATATTGTTGTAAATGTTTTCATCTTGCTTCTCCTTAAAGACCCTGTGCGGAATTGCTGGGGCATGGGTGCATTATTAAGCAAAGTTAACTGCCTGTAAAGGGTTTTTTATAGGGACTTTCCCTAGTGTTGCTTTTAAGTTAATCCAAGTTACAATGCCGCAATGACAAAAGAACAGCTTATCAAATTGGCAGGGTCACAGAGTGAGCTTGCGAGGCTTTTGGGCATCAGCAAGCCTGCGGTCTGCCAGTGGAAGGCGCAAATCCCTGAGTTGCGCTTGCGCCAGCTCAAGGACTTGAAGCCTGAGTGGTTTTTAACGGAGGAAACATGAAAAAAGCACTGATTGCAATTTGGATAGCAGCATCAACCACAACGATCTGGGCGGCTTGTTCTACGCATACCTACTATGCCAATGGACGGTACGTTACCTGCACCACCTGTTGCTATGGAAATAATTGCAACACAAACTGTTATTGAGTTAAAATAAAAAAAAGACGCTTGGCGGCGTTTCACAGTGGGGCTACCCCTGATGTCTGCTGGTACTGTGCCAGTCCGCCAACACCCGCAAGGGTGAGACCTCAGGGTTAGCCCTTTTTTTTGGGCTTTTATGCACTACTATCAATTTAACATTGGCGATTACAAGTCGCACACAAACCACTTAGATTTGCTTGAGGACTTGGCATATCGCCGACTTCTTGACCTGTATTACCTGCACGAACGCCCGTTGAACAGCGGTATAACGGCTGTTGCACGGCAGATAGGTATGCGTGACCACGAAACACAGGTGCAGACTATCCTCGAGGAATTTTTCTGCCTGACAGAAAATGGTTGGACCAACGCACGGGCAGACAGAGAAATCCAGCATTACCACGGAAAAATTGAACAAGCGTCAAGGGCTGGAAAAGCATCCGCTGAACGCAGGAGTAACGCCCGTTCAACGCCCGTTCAACCAAACAATAAACAAGAACCAATAAACATAAAACATAAAACAAATATAAATACAACGCCTGAAGGCGTTTCACAATCTGTTTGGCAGGACTTTGTTTCCCATCGAAAAGCCAACAAAGCCTCAATCACCCAAACTGCGATAACCAGAATTGCTAACGAGGCTGAAAAAGCAGGGTGGACACTTGAGCAGGCATTGGCCGAATGTGTGGCAAGGGGATGGAGAGGGTTTAAGGCAGACTGGGTTGCTGAAAAACAAACGCAAAATGGCCTGACAAAAACAGGGCAGCGCAATGCCACTGTCCTGCAAGGCTTAACTCGTGGGTTACTTGGAGGGCAAAGCAATGTCCAATTACTCAAATAATGAATGCACTCAGGATGAAGGGCTGGACTACATTTTTGGCCGCATGAGTGCAATTTACGGGGCAGCATTTTTGCGGCACTGGGAGGGCGTTGACCTCGAACTGGTGCGGCAAGAATGGCAAAGGCAGCTTGGCAACTTTTTGACTTACCGCCCAAGCATGGACTACGCCATTGACCGTTGCCATGCTGATTACCCGCCAAGCGCAATTAAGTTCCGAGAATTCTGCAATGCAGGACCAAATATTCCACGAAACCAAGCCCAGATTGAATACAACCCAAAGCCTGTTGACCCTGAAGTAATTGCCGAGGCCAAACGCAAACTTGCTGAGTTAAGGTCAAGATGGACGAATTAGAAAAATTAATGTGCGGTGCGCCTGCTTGCCAGAAACGCTGGTCTGTCCACATAAATGGGCAAAAGCCAATGTGCTCAGAGCATCAATGGTCGGACAAAAAGCCTGCGACCAAGCGGGATATTGCAGTCGCAACATTTACGCAACCACCAGTCCAGCACTGGCAAGATGATGAGATTTTTTAATGCATGACTACAAATCCCTATTGGACAGAAGACGGGAAGGCCAAGAATTTAGCCTTGCTGACATCAACCGAGCGTTGCAAGATGCTGGAGACCTTGCGCCAGACCGAGGCGAGAGACTGGATTCGCCGATACCGACTGAAAGCAAAACAACTGGGGGCACTAGCAGCACAGGCATGGTGGGAAGGTGTCAAGTTGAGCCTAAAGAAGCGGCGTGGCCAGGCTGGTCTCGATACCTTGATTGCAGAAATGGAGAGACAACGTGATGTCAATCGTCTTTGATGTGCCACTTGAACCCAAGGGCAAAGGCAGGCCGAGGTTTTCCCGACATGGGAAGTTCACCAAGGTTTACACCGACCAAGCAACACTTGATTACGAAACCGCAATCCAACTATGCGCCAGCAAAGCAATGGGGGCAAGCAAACCCCTAGAAACGCCTGTGAGCGTTTATTTGTACATCAGGACACCAATCCCCCAGTCGTACTCAAAAAAGCGCACAGAGGCTTGTTTAAGTGGTTCTGAGCGCCCAGCAAAGAAACCAGACATTGACAATGTGGCCAAGGCATTTTTGGATGCCATGAACGGCACGGTTTATCTTGACGATACCCAAGTGGTCGAGCTGAACATCAAAAAGGTCTATTCAGCAGTGGCTGGGGTGGATGTGGCAATCATGGAGGCAAGATGAGACCAGAAGATGCGGCGCAAGCCATCAGAGACAAAGCCCCAGCATTTGGGGAAGCCAAAGCCCAGCGGGTATACCTTGAGGAATTTCGCAAATCTAAAAAAGCCCTGCTTATGAAAGATGCCTTAACATTGGGCATTGAAGCGGCAAACGCACAGGAGCGGGAAGCATATGCTCATCCAAGTTATCAACAGCTTATTCGTGGATTGGCTGAAGCGATTGAAAAAGAGGAAACGCTGAAATGGGAGATTGAGGCGGCACGGTTGGACATCGAAATTTGGCGTTCACGGGAAGCAACCAACAGAAACCAAGACAGGGCGCACCAGTGAAATGCCCTATTTGTGGGACATGGACAATCGTCAAAGAAACCAGAACTTCAACAGGCAACACAAGGCGCAGGCGCATGGAATGTGCAAATGAGCACAGGTTTACAACACTGGAGACAATCGTTGATAGAAAAACACCAATACGTCAGAAGCAAAAAATTGCTGAAGATGGTGGCAAGCCTTGACTGCCAAGCCTGCGGGTCGGGTCACATGGTCCAAGCCGCACACACAAACTGGGGTGGCGGCAAGGGCAGAGGAATCAAAGCGGATGACAATCTGGTGGCGGCTTTATGCCTGAAATGCCATTACGAGATTGACCAAGGGAAAACACTAAGCAAACAGGAAAGGCAAGACTTATGGCAAAAGGCGCATATTGCAACCATTGCGGCTCTCGCAGAAGATTGGCCTGTGGATGTTCCCAAACCGATGGAGACTTAAATGAAAACCGTCAACAAACCCAAAACTAAACCAAAAAGCCCAGACAGAACAGAACTAGCCGAATTGGTATTTGCGGGTATGCGAAACGGTCTAAGCGCCCACCAAGCCTGCAAACAAATCGGCCTGCCTCAAAGTACATTTAACCACTGGCTTAATGATGACTCTAAAATGGCGGCAGAGTACGCGCGCGCGAGGGAAGACTTAATCGAGCACATAGCCTCGGAGACCTTAAGAATTGCTGACACCCCTGTGGGAAGTACAGACAGCGGCGCAACCGATTCTGGCGCAGTGCAAAAACAGAGATTGCAGGTTGATACTAGAAAATGGCTTTTGTCGAAGTTGGCCCCGAAAAAATGGGGCGATAAGTTAGAGCTTTCCAGTGACCCAGAAAACCCACTGTTTGAAAAACTTGAACGTGTTGTAGTCAAAAATGGGTAAAACCCTACAAATCCACACTCCAGAATGGTGCTTGCCATTGCTTGAGCCAGCCCGATACAAGGGCGCATGGGGTGGTCGGGGCAGCGGTAAGTCCCATGCCTTTGCCGAGCTGATGATTGAGGAACACATCATCGACCCCAAGCGCAGAAGCGTTTGCGTCCGTGAAATACAGAAGTCCCTTAACCAATCGGTCAAACGCCTGCTGGAAACCAAGATTGAGGCCATGAATGCGGGGGCGTACTTTGAGGTACAGGATGCGGTCATCAAGTCCAAAAAGGGCGATGGGGCGATTATTTTCCAAGGGATGCAGAACCACACCGCCGACTCGATTAAGTCGCTGGAAGGGTACGACTGCGCTTGGGTTGAGGAAGCCCAAAGTCTGAGCCAGACCAGTCTTGACCTATTGAGACCAACAATCCGCAAGCCCAACAGCGAACTGTGGTTCACATGGAACCCTCGCCAGGAATCTGACCCAGTGGATTTTTTATTGCGTGGACCAGAGCCGCCATCCAGTGCTACCGTTATCAAGGTGAATTTTGGTGAAAATCCGTGGTTTCCACAAGTCCTGAAGGACGAGATGGAGTACGACAAACGGCGTGACCCTGACAAGTATCAGCACGTTTGGATGGGTCAGTACCTGCGAAACAGCAACAGCAGGGTATTCAGAAACTGGAAGGTTGAAGATTTTGATGCCCCACAAGAAGCAATCCACCGACTGGGTGCTGACTGGGGATTCTCTGTTGACCCGACAGTTTTGGTGCGCTGCCACATTATTGGGCGCACTCTGTACATTGACTATGAGGCGTACATGGTGGGTTGTGAGATTGTCAACACGCCTGAACTGTTCATGCAAGTGCCAGAGGCCGAGAAGTGGCCTATCGTTGCCGACTCAGCCCGACCAGAGACCATCAGCCACATGAAGCGCAATGGTTTTCCAAAGATCATGACAGCGGTCAAAGGACCAAAGTCGGTCGAGGAAGGCATCGAGTTCTTGAAGAATTACGATATTGTGGTTCATCCTCGCTGTATTCACACCATTGACGAATTGAGTCTGTACAGTTATAAATCAGACCCATTGACGGGGCGAATCCTGCCCCAGCTTGAGGACAAAAAGAATCATGTAATTGATGCTTTGCGGTATGCGTGTGAGGGCATCAGGCGGTCAGCGGTAACAAAACCAGCTACATTTACGCCATTGCCCAATGTC